AAGCCTTTGGATTTAGCAGATATCAATTAAGCATGGTGGCTAAAACATCACCAATAGAGGTTGGGCAACAAATGTTCCTGCCTCCGGCTAAGTTCTTTATTAATGTCTCAAAAGATTTTAGAAAAGCAGGCTCTAAGAAAGGGCTTGATGCCAAGAATGCCAGAGCAATAAGATCAATACCGATAGGGGGTGAGTTGTATTACTTCTGGTTTGGCGGTAGAGCTGGCGGCAATAAGAAGCCATCGAAAAGACGTGGCGCAGGCCAAAGGAGTGGGCGCAGGACTTCTAATAGGAGATCGCGAGAGTGACGAATATAATTAGGATGATTAAATATATTGGCGACACTTTGGCGCAAAGTGGTATTCTTTCACCTTTCGGGGAATATATTACCATTGGTAACATCATTGTTGAAAAGATGAGAATTATAAAAATTATTAAACCAATGTAATCCATGGGTAGAATTATAACATAAACCGTGATAATCTTCAATAAGGAGAAGTTTAAATGGCAATTTCAGATAATTATATACCTGTTAAGCAGGTTGGTAACGGCGTAACAGTTCAATATAGTGGAAGCTGGGCTGTGATAGCGCAAGCATATATCAGGGTTTACCTTGAGGATGTAGTTACCGGTGTTCAAGTTTTACAGGCTATTGGCGCTGATTTTAATCTAGTATTTAGCGATAATGGATTTACAGTAACATTTACCACTCCCCCAACTTCTGATTATTACGTTGTTATAGGGCGCGAGGTCGCCGAAGATCAGAGTATGCCATATAAGACATCAAAGGGGTTTCAGGGTGAGGTGCATGAGGGCAGCTTCGATAAACTTACAGCTATATCCCAAGATATAAGCGAGGTATTAGGTAGAGCGCCAAAGACACAATTAGGAAGCGCTCCTTTAGTATTCCCATCATTCTCTGCTAATTTAAACCTTGGATGGTCTGAAACTGAGGGTGTATTAATTAATAGTACAAAGACCATAAGTGAGATTGATAGCGCAGTTGACGCGGTTGCCGCACTTAGCGCCGCCTCTGGGGTTAAGGTATCTGATAATGATACCACCGTAGGTTTCTTAAATGGTAAATTACTAGCTGGTTCTAGTGTTATCCTTACGGAGAATAATGACGGGGCAAATGAAACACTCACTATTGATATGTTATCCGCCACTACATCAGTAAAAGGCGCTGTAGAAAAAGCTACAAGCGCAGAAATGACCGCTGGGACTGCTGATAAGTTCCCTGATGCTGAGGAGGTTAAGGCACATGTATCAGCCGCCCCGTATGTTGGTGATCTACTAGGTACATACACAGCGGTTAATGCTACATCTGTGGATATCGGCGATGGTTTAGATTTAGATGCAATACTAGACGGTACTTATGATGAGTACGAAATTCACTACCAAAGCGCAATTCCCGCGGCAAGCAATGTGTACTTTTACTTACAAACATCAACTGACACTGGGGTTTCTTTTGATAGTGGCGCAAGCGATTATGCATGGTCGCACATATATAATGGATCATCTACAGCAATAGCTGGTAGAAATGATACCGCCGATACTCAAATTGAGCTAAGCTTAACTAATGGGGCACAGGCTAGCGCGTCCTTAAATGGTCGTATTATATTACATGATTTTAGTAATGCTTCGTTATATAAACATATCAGCTATACCTACACTACCCTTAATGCTAGTGGGAATACACTTCATGGTATCGGCTCTGGTATTAGGCAGGACAATACAGGTATTGATGCTATTCGGCTATTGTTTCAAACAGGAAACATTGTATCTGGAGAATTTAAACTATATGGAGTACGTAAATCATGATGTCACAAGAAGAGCGTAATGCTCAAGACGCAATATCACTGCAAGCGCAGTTACAAGTGGCTCCGCGTAATCTGCGCGATACTAAGCTGTACGGCGAGTTAAATATAAATGGTGTGGTAATGACACCTGACGATCTAACGCAGCAACGTATTATGGCTGCTAGGATCATCGCAAAGGAGGACGCTGCATATACTGTTAATTGGAAAACTAACGCAGGGTATATCACCCTAGATGCTTTACAGATTATTGGCCTGTCAGATGCTATTAGATTGCATGTTCAAAAATGCTTTGACGCTGAAAAGGTAGTATCTGAAAATATAAATAATTATAGCACTATTCAAGAAGTGGAGAATGCATTCAATGAAGCTTACGCAGCCTAAAATAGAACCTGTTCAGGAAAGTGGTAAGTTATACATTCTTCTAGAAACATACGTTATACACCATATGCTCCGAACTATTACTATTCCTAAAGGGTTTAGAAGTGATGGGGCTACTAAGTCACGCTTATTGTTCCAGAGGGATGGTATGCATAGGGCTGCGGCGTGGGGGCATGATTACCTATATTCTGTTAAGGGGGCAGTGTTTGATTATACATACACTCGTTTAGAGGCAGATCGCTTATTTAGGGATATGTTGATACGCTACGGCGTTAAATCTTGGCATGTAAAACTAGCGTATGCTGCTGTCCGTATCTTTGGCTGGTATCCATGGAACAAAGTAAAGAATAGTGTGGATTAATAATATGAACAAGAAAAATAAAAATGATTGTGGAGAATATAGAGTGAGTGGCTGGCATTTAAAAAAAGAAGTAACAATCGGGCAATTAATCACAATTATCTTTATTTTAGTTTCTGGGCTTTGGTGGGCATCAAGTGTTGAAACCCGTATCGAACGTCTTGCGGCGGAAGATAAGCGCATTGAGCAAAAGCAAGATATTCAGAATAAGAATATTGAAAAAATTCTTGGCCGTATAGAGCGTAAGCAAGATAAAATCTTTGATAAATTGGATGCGAAAGCAAATAAATAATGGGCTATAAATTTGGCAAAACATCACTTGAGCGCATGAATGGGGTTCATCCATTATTAATCGAATGCGCCGAGAAGGCTTTGTCCTATGGTGTTCTGGATTTAACAATACCACAGCTAGGCGGTATGAGAACACTTGAAAACCAAAGACTTTTAGTAGCAAGTGGGGCATCACAAACATTAAGCAGTATGCATCGCGCTCAGGATAGTGGGTATGGCCACGCTATCGATCTTATTCCCTATCCGGTTAATTGGAGTAATACACTTCACTTTGCTATAGCTGGAACATTAATGTTCAGAGCTGCTAGTGAGATAGGTATTCCTTTAGAGTGGGGCGGCCACTGGAGGACTTTTAAAGATTACCCTCATTTTCAATTACCAAGGGATTTTACAGGATGAGTTTTTTAGCAGGAATACCATTGATTGGTGATGTAGTTAAAACTGTTTTTGGTTCTAAGCTTGAGCGCGACAAGCATGACGCAGATGCAAAGGCAAGCACTTCCACACAGTTCGCCGCTGAGTTTGGCCATGGGCGCAATTGGTTTGATAGTCTTATAGACGGACTAAACCGCCTCCCTCGTCCTGTATTCGCATTTGGCACTATATATTTATTCGTTCTTTGCTGGAATGATCCAGAGGCATTTGTCGCTGGCGCTGTAAATCTTGAACTAATGCCGCAAGAGGCATGGTGGATATTAGGCACTATCGTAGTGTTCTTCTTTGGGGGAAGGCTCCGTAATGACTTTGGTAAATATAAAATCAAGGAAAAGGTGCTGCAAAAATATCAGAAGCCGCCGGTGAGCGTTAAAACGCAAAGAAAAACCACTCAAGAAGCTGATCCTCAAGAGGGTGTTGTTTGGGGTGATCGTGTGGAGAAAAGGTATAAGACCGATTGGAGCGATCTTAATCCTTAAGGTATAAGGCCACAGCATGTCTAATAACATCTGATGGCGTTGTTACTAATCCTGTCTTCTTGGTATTTGCCTCCGCCATATCTATGAGTTTATTCCAATGATCATCAGATAACCTTACCCCGCGTGGCGTTAATTTTTGTTTCGTTTTCATTTTTATCCCTTTCATATTAAATATACATTCTAAACTGTATTTTGTCAAACATATTGACATACGTTATGTTATAATCTTATTCCGCGCATAGCGAAGAAAACTTCCATACAATCTATTGTATCGCCCATAGCATCGTGGGCTTTTGATGGCTCTCTTCCTAAGTGATGTTTTACGCAGTTTCTTAGGCTCTTGCCGCCTTGTAGGTGTGAGTTGCTTTTCATGGTGCAATACCATTCTTTATTTGGATTTTCTATTCCGGCATATGCGTATTCTACATCCATCATGCCGCCATCAAATTTACTATTATGCGCGACAATCTTTGTTACGTTGGCCGAGAGAATTGAGAACATACTCACAAAGGCGAATTGATCCATGCCGTGTTTAATGCAGTCACCTTGCAATATCCCATGAACCTTAAACGCCCCCATCCCAATCTCCCAATCAGTGGGTTTAATTAATGTTGAAAATCTGGATATAATTTTACCCTTATCATCAGCTAATATCATAGCTGATTGGCATACTCTAGCCTGTCCTTTCTGCATTAGCGCTCCGGACTTTGTAAAGCCTGTTGTTTCTTTGTCTGTAAATAAAAATGTTTCAGTCATTAGTTTTTCTTTCTTATGTTAAAAGGGGATTTCGAAATATTCTTCTGTATCGGCTAACTGTTCCTGTGTTGGCTCTATTGGTTTAAAGTCATAATCAAGTATGCGCCAATATTTCCCTTCTTTACGCACCTGTATTCTTGATGGTGTTGGGTATGGTATTTTTAAGGCATCATCAACATTATTCGGGACATCCTCAAAGAACGTAGCCCCGCAAGCTATCATATGTTGTGCGCGAACATTGTGCCACTTAACCGCCTGATCCCAAGCATATCTTTTATTATTACCAACCTCAAAGGTATGGTGTTCGAAACATACCCACTCGCGTATAGCCGCCCTCATCGTGGAATATGTCACCTTTATCGATGGAACACCGCCCTCCTTGTAGTGAGGCATTAAATACATATCAACGACATCCACCCATTCAGGCGGCTCGTCTCTACTTACGATAGCTTTGTTTGCGGCCTCAGCGTCAAGATCGATAAAACAATATGAGCAGGAATAACAATATCTTTGTGCGGCTGCGCACTCTGTACCGCAAGCCGGACAAATTTTAGTTATAGCTTCTCCGCCTTCCGCCTCCTTCTCGCCTGTGTATTTCTTCTTTATCGATACTTGATCAATCGCCCCGAGGCTTGCCACAACTCCACCGAAATCAAGAACCATACAATCAGGCTTTATACTATTGGCTATAGCGTCCAGCCTGCCTTGCTGTGTATTATGGTCGTATCCATCTGCATAAACTGGACGAACTCCGCGCCCTGTTGTTTGGATATAAAGAACAGGACTTCTTGTCGGCCTCATGAACGCCAGTAAATCAATATATGGGTCATTGTATCCTGTAGTAAGTTTTACCACGTTAATTAAGGCTTTAAATTTTCCCGCCTTATGATCTTTAAGGTTTTGCAAATTCTCTGCGTCAGATTTGTCGCTGTGAACACAGCGCGCAGACACTCCTGCATTATTTAATTCCTCTGTGACATCATCAGCGTGCTGAACACCAGCGGTAAAAACAAGCCACCGCCTGCGATTAGCTCCCTTTTCAATCATCTCCTTAACACATGGGTCTGTTATCTCATGGGTGTTAATAGCTCGCTCAAGCTCTCCTGAAACGTAATCACCACCACGAACACTAACGCCGCTCACATCCATCTTGGTTGCGATCTCCGGACACACTGGCTTAGCCCAGTATCCCTGCTCAATCATATAATCCATACCTATTTCATAAGCTATCTCATCGAATAATTTATTCTCACCCTCATCAAGCCTTCCGGTATCAGCTCTAAATGGTGTGCCTGTGTACCCTATAACACGACAATTGGGATTTAATGACATAACACTATCTATAAATTTTCTATATCTCGTGCTATCTTTATGGCTGATCAAGTGACATTCATCTATTACAATTATCTCTGGAACACGATTAAAATCAGCAATTTTATTATGAACACTTTGGATACTGGCGAAGGTAACATTATTATGCAACCTCTTCTGATTTAATCCGGCACAATAAAACCCCATATCACAGTTCCAAAACTGCTCCATAAGCTCTTCGGCGTTTTGCTCAAGAAGCTCCTTTACATGTGTAAGCATAACTATCCTAGTGTGTGGATAAAGATCGCTGAGTTTACGAATAAACTCTGCAATCATTAATGATTTACCAGCCGCAACCGGAGCGACAACAAGAGGGTTGCCCTTCTTTTCAAATAGATATTTGAATAAAGATTTCTCCGCTGCGTCTTGATA